CCCCCCTACACCATGTTCCCGAAAAACGGGCGGAGTTCGAACGGTTTGTTCTCCCCTCCAAAAAGTTGAAACCTAAATTGCAGCCAATGCTAAAGGTGCGGCGCGTACTGCTGCACGCCCAATAGCTTGAATGGCTTTGTTTCCAGCAAACTGCAGAGCAGCTTGACCAACAGATGATGCGACCCCAGACATTGTCTCCCAAGCGGTAGACATTATCTGCTGAAGCATACCACGCTCTTGTTGTTCCGGTGGTGCTGTAGACAATCGTGCTACTGACAATGCAGTGCGGATTGCCCCAGTTCCTACTGGATCGCAATGAGATGGTGTTAATGGTATGTTTTGGCCTAATACCTCAAAATAGGCATTAGCTTCGAAATCGTACGTCTGTTGTGACAAGCCCCCCGACAACACAGGAGCCTGTATGGCTATCAAGAGTGAAAAATGTGATACACCAGTGCCTAAAGAATCATAAGTGGTACCAAAATTTTGGTAGTCTACTTGCGAAGCGGCATCAGGAGAATAATTCACTTGTATCCACTGTCTTTTGATTGGCGCTTGAACTGCCAACTGTGAAGTTAATAGAGTTGCTATTGAAACGCCGTTTGGAACGGACTGGTTTCCTTGAGATCTGTACAATGTTGCGGACCCACCCCTATACAATTCACTACCTGAATATCTCACCCTAAGGCCACATCCAACTAGCCTCACATCACCGGTGCTCAAAGGTTGAGCAGCGGATGAATATGGCGTGTTTGACGCGGCAGCAACGACCCCAACTGGTAGGGATCCTGCGGCGGGTAAGTAATTAACATTCGCATTCACGAACGCTGACGTAGTGTACAAAAGGGGGTAGTCTGTATTTGCGCCCACTGTCGAATTTTCATTATTTATCATTGCAAAAGGATCGAGTAACACGTACCCGAATCCTTCAGTTCCGAGGGTCATTGTACCCCTGACTGACACCTGCACCTTGTTCGAAGGTAGGGTGATAAAATCAGGAATACATGGCAATTCAGAAGTTGGCAATGGTGTAAATGGATTGACTAAGGCATGCAAATAAAGTTGTGCACAGTTTGATAAATAGAAATTTGGTGGAGCCGAGACATAGCCAGCTTTGGCAATACGTCTCTTTTGAGCTCTCTTTTTCTTGTTTTTGGGTTTTTGTTTGTTTTTGTTATTGGGTCGACGACCCGACACGATAATCGCGCGATTTTCCATCGAAAATTATATTTGCGGCGATCGTATGTGGAATTTCAATGAATCTCGGCCAAATGTTGCCTGGGTAACGTGCAGAGGGTGTAGGATTCTGAGAAGCATAATTGTCATAGTAGATCTTAGTGTCTACATGACACATCTCATAAAATTCCTCAGACCTCCAGGGCAGGAAATCATTCTTGTTGTTGAATAAACTTTCTATTTCCCTCTGCAAAGTTATTGGGAAATTAAACATTTTCTCAACCAACAGTCGTGATTCAGGCGTCACAATTGGTACAATATTTTTAAAACGCGATATATTAATGTATTTATGCCTATCGTCGCCGGTCAATAGACAAACCTTAGGGCTAACATTTCGTGTCATGCGATATGCATATTGGGCAACAGCACTAATGACTGGTGCATTAGGATATTGAACTATAGTGGACATAGCTTTAGCTTTTAAGAGCGCACGCAACGTGCGATCAGACGCAGTAGCATAACGTCCACTGGTGTAAAAGAAATTCAAAAGAAACTTCATAGGATCTGCAACTACATCAAAT